GAGTTGGGTCAGTCGGAACGTGACGGCAGATTGCGGGCTACCGAAATCGAGGCTCTGTTCGGCTGCGGTATAGACGAGCGAGGGTGCAGAGAGCTCGAACGAGCGCTTGATCACAGGGCCATCGAGGATCTCGACGGCGTAGCGTTCGGCAGTCTCGCCGAGTGGAACATCGATCGTCTCCCAACTGTCACCGGCGATCCGCGTGCGGCGGACCCATGTCAGGGTCAGGTCACCGTTGAGGGCGCGCGCCGCGCGGACGTGTACCGGCGCGAATGGAACCAGCCCGCGCCCCGTGAAGGTCTGCGGATGCGTCGTGTAGCTGGGATCACCGATGTCACGGCTGGCCGGCCCGATGCGCCAATTGAGTGGCAGGCCGACCTGATCGACCGGCAACTCGACGGGTCGCACGGCAGCATCGAGCAACACGAACCGTGCGCCGGTTGGAACAACGGACGCCATCAGGCTCTCAGTCCCGCGCAGGCCGCGCAACAGGTTGCGCAAGGCATAGGTATTGGGTGCAAGCAAGGTCGCCGTGCGGAATTGCAGGATTTCCCAGGTGTCCGGCGCAACTTCGACGGCGGCCATATTGGCGCCCGCCAGCAGGGCGAGGTCCGACACCGAGCTCAGTTCACCGCGATCGACGACGACGTCGACGCCGGCGCCGCGATCCAACCGGCCGACCGGACCAGCGGGGAACGGACTTGCGGTCAACCCGGTGATCGCGGCCTGGGCCAACAGAACCGAGAGCGTGTAACCAGTGGTCTCCGGTGCGCGGAACACGGCGACGCTGCCGGGCCACGGCACCTGAGCGGCGGCGACGAGACCGGTGTGCGCTGGTTCATCCTGCCCCGGCGGGATGTCGAGCAGCAGCGCCAGCGGCGGTCCGAGCACGGTGTCGCGCGGCCGCCGATCGAGCCGGGCCGGTGCGGCGCTGCGCCGGTAGATGGCCGGATCGACCGCCACGGCCTCGACGGCACGCGCGCCATGATCGCTGATCTGCGTGATGCGGAACCGGCGGGACTGGCCGGCAACGTCCAGGCTGATGAGATCGCCGGGCTCCAGGGCGAGCGCACTGGGTGGCACCGAGAAAGTCGCGCGGTCGCGCGCAAGCCACGTCTCGTGCAGCCACGTTTCCGCGATCGCCTGGGCTTCGGATGGATCGAGCACCAAGCCGAGCGTCGCCGCAGCGATCCGACCGGTCGCGCCGACGGCTCGCCGCGCTTCGGCGACGGCGGCGGCATAGTCGCCGGTGGCACTGATGAAAGACAGCTTGGCCGCACGCGGTAGATCGACCTCCTCAGTCCTGACGAAGGCCAGAGGCCCCGGCTGCGCCGTCGTGTCGACGAACTGCTCGGGCGACCACGCGCCACGGCTGGGATCGGTGGCACGCCGCGAAAAGACAAGCCGGCCGTCGCTCTCGCGCAGATCGACGAAGGCGGCCAACTCCAGGCCCGAGAGTGCTTCGCGAGCGCTCAGCGTCCGGTCGACCACAAGACCGGCAACAGTGCCGTCGAGGCGGCTGGCATCGACGTCGGCGACACCGTGGTCAGCCAGCACCCGCGCAACCAGGGCCGGAACCGGCGCCGCGGCCACACGTCCGACCAGCCAGTGCCCCAGGCGCCAGTTGGCGCCATCGCTCCACAGCTCCGTGCGCTCGGGGAAGGCTGGATACGGGCGCGCATCCCAACAGTAGACATGGATGCGCGCGGCATCGACCATGCGCCGGCCGTCCAGCACAGACACCGGGTTCAGCGCCGCGACGAAATCCGGATGGTCCGGATTGAAACTCTCGACGAACGCCTGGATTATCCGGCGTTGCGCGAGATCGTCGCGCGCGCCACTGGAGAAATGGGGCAGCGCCGTTTCGGCACTCTTGGCATCGACGAAGACGTTCGGCTGATTGGCAGCCTTGTCGACGGCGGGAGCGCCAATCTCAAGGAACCAGAATGGTTTCGACTGCGGCATCCAGGCGGTCGGTGCGGACTGCTCGGCGCCTGCGATGCGGTCGTAATGCGGCTCACGCCACCAGGAGCGCAGGTCCTTGAAGCGGAACAGCCATGGCTTGCCGAGACCGTCGGTGATCGGGGTCCGCACCTGCGCGCGACGCGCGGCGGCATCGGCATAATACCAGTCGTAGCCCTCGCCGGCCACGAGATTGGATTTCAGATAGGACAGATCCGTGGACCCAGGCGCACCAGCCAAGGCGTCGAGGTGCGCGTCGCCGTCACGCCAATCGGCCAGTGGCCAGTAGACGTCGACGCCGAGGGCGTCGATAGCCGGCGAAGCCCAGAGCGGATCGAGATGGAAGTGGACATCGCCGGAGCCGTCGGCAGGCTGATGGCCGAAATACTCCGACCAGTCGGCCGCATAGGTGAGCTTCGTCGCCGGGCCGAGAATGCCGCGGACCTCGGCCGCGAGCTGCGCGAGCGCGGTGACGAAGGGATAACTCGACGTCGCGCTGCGCGCGGTCGTGAGGCCGCGCAGTTCGGAGCACAGGACGAACGCATCGACGCCGCCGGCAGCGACGCACAGATGGGCGTAATGCAGGATGAAGCGCCGAAACGACCATTCCGGTGGGCCACTGTAAATGACGGTCTCGCCAACGATGGCGAAGTCGGCGGGTTGTGCGGTGCCGACGAAGGCTGCGATCTGGGTCGCCGCTGCGGCCGTCCGGTCCGGCGATCCGGGGAGACCGGCGGCCGGCGAGACCGTCACGCGGCCACGCCAGGGATAGGCAGGCTGGGACGGTGCGCTCGTGTAGGGATCGGGCAGTCCATTGCCGACCGGCACATCCATCAACAGGAAGGGCGAGAAGACCGGTGAGAGCCCGCGTGCGCGCAGATCCTTGAGGGCCGCAACGACCGTGGCGTCGGACGGTGTCCCGCCATAGGCAGCGCGGCCGTCGTGCTGGGACACGGTGAGCGCTGTGGCTCGAGTGAGCCCCGCGACGGACCAAGGCTCCGAGGTGATCTTGTCGGTGCGATCGACGCGAGGCCGCAAGGTGCACGTGCCAGCGCGCAGATCATCGCCGAACCAGGCCACGACGAGCGACACCGACTTGGCGTTCGGCAAGGTGCTCTGCAGCTGGCCCAGTGACACCTGCCAGTCGGTGCCACCTTGCCTGGTGGCAACGTTCTCGGCGACCTGCGTAAGGCGACCGACGGATCGTGTCACCGGCGTCGGCGCGTAGGCAAACTCACCGGCGCCAGGGATCAGCACCACGCCGCGGATGTCCTGTTCCAGCGTGTCGACAGCCCGTGCCACCTCGAAGGAGAACTGCGGCAGCCGGTTGCCGAATTCGGTCAGCGGCAGCCGCTCGAAGACGAGGTAAGCGAGACCACGATAGGCCGGCGCCTCGCCACCTTGCTTGCCGGCGATCAATGGATCGGGGTTCTGCGTCTCGGTGCCGGTATAAAGGCGCGCCGTGTAGCGCGACAGATCGATCTCTCGGCCGTCCGCCCAGACACGGGTCAGGGCGGTGATGACACCTTCGCACAGACCGATCGCGACATTGGCATAGTAGATGTAGTCGACACCGGCGGCGGACCTGCCTGCAGCACCGCCCTTGCCGCCGCCGCTCGCCTGGCGTGCTACGGCCTCCTCTTCCAGAGCCGTCGCCCAGATGACCTGCCCCCCGAGCCGCGCCCGACCGTACAGCCGAGGGATCGCGGCGCCCTCCGTCGAAGCGGTGACGTGCAGATCGGCAAGACGGGGACCATCGACGGTGCGGCGACGGCTGGAGCCGCCAAACAGTGCTTGATCGATCAGCGATCCACCGAGGGCGCCGAGCTGTCCGCCGAGGGCCGCGCCAGTCAGCGTGGTGCCGAGCAGCGACAGGCCGCCGGGAAGCAGAGCGCTGCCGGCCGCAGCACCCAGTGCACCAAGAGCGAGCGTGGCCATGGGGCCTCGGATGGTTGAAGTGGTGCTTGCGGGAATTGTTCCCGTCACGGTTCAGCGATCAGTCCGTTGCCACCGTGATCGGCGTCGAACCCGACTGCGGACAGCGGCAACAAGCGCCACTGAGAACGGGTTTGGGCATGCACCCAGTGTCAGTCCTCGACACCGGGGAAGGCGAAGGCGGCGGAGATGCGACGGGTCCACCACGGCGTCAGATTGAACTCACTGACCGGCAGGCCGGCGGTGGCATGGATCAGGCGGCGGGGCGTCGTGAGGATGCCGACATGCTTGGCCGGCGTGACGGCACGATAGCGGAACAGCAGCAGATCGCCTTCGCGGGCCAGCGCCGGATCGATGCGGGTCATGTGGCGCGCGGCAGCCGCAAGCAGGGTCTCGTTCCCGGACGCCTCGGCCCAGTCCGGGCTGTAGGGCGGCGGCGTTTCGGCCTCGCGACCGTAGAGATCGCGCCAGACCCCGCGCACGAGACCGAGGCAGTCCGAGCCGACGCCGCGACGACTGGCCTGATGATGGTAGGGTGTGCCGCGCCAACTGCGCGCAATGGCGACGATCAGACTTCGCCGGATCGGGATGGTGAGCGGGGCGGTGGGCGGCGGATCGGCACGTTGGCGGGTCATCGCAGCGCATCTCCGTCGTTGGCGTCCCCGGGGCGCGCGACCGCGCTCAGGAACCCGTTGCCGGGCATGTGCGGAAAGCCACGAAAGCGGACCGCATTGGCGAACACGTCCCGGCAGGTGGCATAGGTCTTGTCGCAACCCGCGCTGACGCGGACCTCATCCCCGGGCGCCGGTGTCGGTACGAGCGGTTGCCACAGATCGAGCTCGGCAACCGAACCGATCACGGCGTGACGGCGGATCTCGAGCGCCCGCGTCGCGGCCGCGCCGGTGAGCACGGTGAGCAGGCCGCGCGTGAACACATCCGGCGCGTAGGCAGCAAGGCCAGCGAGCAGAATGCGGCTGGGGCTCTCGACAGCGGCGATCGATGCCGTGGACTGATAGAGCGGGCTGGCGAGATTGATGCCGCAGCGGGCGTCGCCGAGGGCGGCATCGCAGGTGTACTGGTAAAGGCGGCCCTGCGGTTGGTCGAGTGCGGCAGCCAGACCGCGCAATTCGGCTACAAATGCCGCGCCGTTGCGGCGGACCTCGCCGACGGTGCCCGTGCGCATGCGCACGCGCTGCGCCGGATCGGCCCAGTTGACCCGCCAGAGTTCGACCCGGGCACCGTCGTAGAGGCCGGCGGCGAGATCGGCCTCCGTCAGGCGAC